TTAACTACCCTTTTTAGGTTTTACAGCAGTGACCTCATTCTTTCTAGTCGGCTTAACAGGTTTATCGAACTCAAAAAAATCATTAATTGCTTTATAAACCTCGGCCATATCAACTTTATCTTTTACATCACGAGCGTGGTATAAATGTTCCAAGAAAATCTTTGCTTGTTCCTGTTTTAAGGCTTTGCCGCCACGCCCACTACTATCAAATGGACGATAGTGGAGGTTCGCACCAACATGATAAATATCAACAACCTCACCTGCTGTAGTTTTTATATCAGCCATAAACCCATAACTAAAACACGTAGAACTAGGTTTTATTTTAGTATCACTTAAACAAAAATTACAATCATCTAAGATATCATTTGAGTTGGCATATTCAATCCATTCTTTATTCTCAATAAATGTTTTCCATTTACCAAAATCAGATTTGACATCCTTCTTCTTAAAATAAAGAAGTAGGCATGCTGATTTCTGATTCGTAAGATATCTAGATGCTAATTGAAGCAAGCCTTCAAATATCTTATGATTGTTGTATCCTATTTTCGCTTCGATAAGCCATTTATAATCATCCTTCTCTACAAATATATCAACATGGCCTCGATTGGATGGCTCATTTTTAGTTTTAAACCCAGACCTTTCGATAAGAAGAGATATCGTTGTGCTAAGTTGCTCTTCGGATAAATTGTAATATTTATCTGCATTATTCTCTAAAGACTGTATAGCACTATTTAATGTTAACATAACACTACGACTGAACTCATCAAAACCTTGTGGATCAATGACATCCAAAAAATCCGCAATTTTACCGGAATTGACCAAATCGGCCAGCACTTCATCTTTCGTGATATTCATTCTATATCCCAATCATCTGAGTCACTTGAGATATTAATATTCGTGGTAAAATACATCATCAATCTTTCTTTAATAACGGGAAAAATCACCTCACCATCTTTAGTTAAACACTCTTCCCTATGAATAAGAAAGTGTTTAAATTCATTACGCGTCAGCTCTATTTCTTTATCATTATCTACAGAATAAGAATATCTAGGCTCTAATATTTTAATTCTTTCACCACAAAAATAAATCGCAATATTTAAAATCTCATCATTACGTTTGCTTTTTGTGATTTGTTTTATTTTTGTTAGAGGGTAATATTTTACACTCGGATGTTTTTCAATATAATTGACCAGGCGTAGCATTTCTTCCTTGAGTTGTTCCTCAAAGATAGAATTCTTATCAATTTCTTGCCTTGCCTGATCCAATGAGTTCATCCTATAAAGCCTTTTCAATTTCCGAAATAAGAGAGATAGCGTGTTTAATACCTCTCGGGTTTTCGATTTCGAATCGCTTAGAAACAGTATAGTTGAAATGAGCCAAAGACTCTAACTTTAACTCAGTCTTAACCTTAATGTTAATGTCTTTAACGGTAGCATCCCACCGTACACATACAGCTACACATTCAACATCTTCTTTTTCGGCCCCTGCAAGATGGTACTTTTGATTTCTTAAGCACACACCGACATCTTTCCTACACGAACGAGGGATATTAATGCCATTATCTAAGCTATGAAATACAGTCTCTACAACACGACCTAAACTGTCATCATGATAGATTTTAGAAATAGCTTGATTAATATTTACAGAGTGTGTGTCTTTCAATTTTATTTTATTCAACGCTAACACTGTAACAAAAACGTCTTGTAATCGTGACATTTCATTTTCAATATCACGCTTATTAATACCAGAGAATACTCTAAATTCAGCCCTTTGATTTGCAAAAGGAACAAAAACAGAATCAATATACTGTTTTTTGGATTCCTTAAAATAAGTTACAGAGCGTAATTTACCCCCCACATTTTCTGTGCTTTGTACTTTCTCTAGAATCCGCCGAGGTGTAGAGAAATAGAAAACAACTCCACTAGAGTTTTTCTCTACAGAAGTAAGAACTGGCATTGATGCGGTAGTTAACTGACTTTCGTCTACGAAAAAAGGAAAAACATCTGAATATGGTTTTCCATTAAAACAAAAAGCATCAGCACTTTTAATTATCGACGCATGTTCACCACTTGAAAGAGTAAATATTTCACAATAGTGTTTACCAAGCAACATCAACCCCTTAGCGATCTTCTGTAGGTTGCTATATGTGGTTTTACTTGTGCCTTTTTTATTCCCTGCTAACTGCTCTCCAATATTCTTCCTTGTCAATTCCCAACTTGTAGATGTATCAAATCCGTGTTGTTTTAAAAAAACACGCGAATAGGTTGTATCAGACACCGAACCGATAACATCCAATAGCTGCTCAACATCTTGTGCTGTATATGCAGCACCTTGACTCACGGTTGCTTGAGACATCGTTGACTCCAAACGATTTTTTACCTATTAGATTATTCGGTTTATCTAATGTCAATCATTTAGTGAGTATCTATTGAAGGTTGCTAGTGACCTACTTCCCAATTGATTACATAGAGCTGTAACTAGCGCCTTCGCCTTAACCCAACACTTCACCGAATGTGGAAAATCAAGCACCCTTTAGAATGACCATCAGCAATCCTAAATGTGTGGATAACTCAAAAATTTTAGAATCAACTCCTCAACAAATTGGTTACTTGCATCGCTTAATCCAAGTAACTGACGCGCTGGATATTGCACATCCTGAGCATGAGGGTTTGGCCGGTCTTTGAGTCCGAGCTGATGAATCTGCGCAATACGTTGCACCTTACCGGTGAACTCCACCACAGCAGCATCATTGCGGCCACTGGCTTTCATATAGCGACTCGTTCGCAACTTCTGAAACATCGCCCGTTTTATTCGCCCTTTTTTCGCTCTGAGCGGCTGTCGTTTTCGCGCCTGATACGGCGTGCCATCAGGCGCTTTTTGCTGTTTGATGCGTTGCTGTTGCGATCTGCGCAGTTCCTTCGCAATTTCAGCGGCCAGCTTACGCCGCGACGCCGGTGACAATGCCCCGATAAGTCCCGCAAGTTTGTCGTCAAAAGCCTTAAAGTCACTCATCCCACTTACTCACCAGCTCACCATTGATATAAAGCTCAATCGGACGTGCCACCGGTTCTGGCAACGGTGGCTCAGGCGCATAGCTGACGTGCAGCGCGCCGTTTTCCTCCCGGACAAGGGTGCGCTCGGTCAGTTGCAGGCTGATACTGATGTCAACATTATCCCCGTCATTTAAATCCATCTGGAATCGATAGCCCTTTTTGCGCCCCTCATCGAGCGTGCAGATATCCGGCTGGTTTTCTCGCAGCCACGCCGCCACCGGCACAAAAATCAGGTCGGGGTCGCCGACAAAGTCACACACGATCACATTCAGCGTGTATTTCTTTTCATGGGACAGCGAAGCCGCGAGACGCGCATCAATATTCCCCTCATCGGCAAAGATACGCATCATCTCGGGGTTATTCAGGAGCTGCGGGACGGCGTCATTCAGCGCTTTGCGCAGGCTTTTCATTTTCTGCATCGATTCTCTCCTGACAGTCTTTAATGGTTTCGACCTTAATCGCACAGGCGGTGAGCGCGTGCTCCAGCCTGCGAATATCGGCACTCAGATCACCGTTATTGACGGGGGCGCTTCCCGGCATCGGGCAGAGGCTCACCTTCGGGCAGGCGTTGTAAACAACGGGCGGCGGAGGCGCAGCCTGTTCGGATGTGCAACCGGCGCACAGCATCAGGCAGCTTATCGCTGTACCAGCGGCGTAACGTCTCGTTTTCATTCATCAGCCTCGTTATGGTTTCTTCCCGTCTTGCCGCCTGCTCACCGGCAACGGCCAGCTCATCGCCGAGCCTGACCTGTGCATCTTCATTCGCCCTGGCGATTCGCTGCGATACGGCAAGCTGATTTTTCAGCATGCCAATCGTCGTCTTTTGCTCGCTGGCAACACGGTTCGCTTTCTCAAAGGAACGGGACAAATTCGCGTTATCGTGGCGCAGCCACAGCACCACGGCGAGCAGCCCGGCCAGCAGGATCATCAGCACTTTCATTGCATCCCCTTTACGCAGTAAGCCCGCTCCCGTGCACGGCGGTTCTCCAGCCCTTTATTTTTTGTGCCGTTGACATACACCCAGCGGGTGAGCTGGTCGCACGCCTGCCACCACTGATGACGTTTGATATACGAGACCAGCGTCGACCTGCAGGCCGCACCGGTTCCGACGTTAAACGCAAAACTGACCAGCGAGTCATAGACGCGCGGTGGCATATCCACCGGCACACAGACCGCGAGCCGTTGCTCAACGTTGAGCACATCGGCAACGAGATTCTCCGCCGCCTGTCGCTCGGTGATATCCCCTTTCGGGACCACCCCGGCAGTGTGGCCGATGCCCGACGTCCACACTCCCGCGCTGCACTGGTAAGGTGTCAGGCGACATCCTTCGAGGTCGGCAATCAGTGCCAGCCCCTCGGGCGAGGTGTTAAGCAGACGAAAGTCAGGCATCAGCGCGGCCAGCGCCAGCACGGCGGCCACACTGCAGCGTTTAATGATTGAGCTCACGGGCAGCCTCCTTATCGGGTCCGAGTGAGGTCAGATAGCGGTAGGTTTTGCGTTTAAACCAGTAATTCGTCAGCGCGGTAAAAATGGCGCAGGCACTCCCCACATAGAGCGCCAGCTTTTCGGGGGACATCGCCCCGAAATACGCCAGCCCCACGGCCAGCCAGTAAGCGATAAACGTCGTGATTTTTTCCACACTCAGTCCCATAAATTCACCGTCTCGGTTTTCGGGGCGCTGTCAGTTTCGGGCAGTTCTATTGCCGTGCCGTGCGGCAGAATAACGCCCAGCTCCGACAGCCCCGGATTCGCCTGCAGCACCGTTTCAACGACGCCCTCAGTGCGCCCGTAATACCGGGCGCAAATCGCATCAAGGGTGTCGCCCTGCATGGCCCTGACCTTCATCAGATTTGGCCGACAATACAGCGCGGCTTGTCCTGAATACGCGCCACAGACCAGCGCATATCCCGCCACAGTTCATCGATAACCGCCTCGGTGCTTTCCGCTTTACGGTCGCCTTTCGCCGTCGCATCGATACCGCGATAACGCTCAAACAGCGTGGCGCTGGTCATGGCGCAGACGGCGCGGAAATAGTGGAAACAGCGCACGCTTTCGCCATCGATATCATCGGCAGGCACATCAGCCAGCGTGTCATGCCCTGCGGCCATCTGCTCAACCCGCCACAGAGCAAGCTCCGCATTGGTTTCAGCCATACCGGCTTTAATCGCATCATTCAGGCGCAGCGCGGAAACGGTCTGTTCCAGACGCATCAGCTCGCGCACACGCTTCGGATCCACATCAGGGAAAAAGAAGGTGTTTTTTATTACCGGCTCGCTCACGCCCGGTGGTGGTATCACCACGCCCGGCACATCCTGCGGCTCTTTTTTTGGCTCAATAATCACTGTCGTCATGACAACCTCGGGTAATGGGTGGGCGGTGGACGCCGGTCGCAGTCAGGGCAATCAATACCCGCATTGACCGGCGTGCCGCCCGGCTCGGGGAGCGTTCAGTTAACCTGCGGCCTTTGCCGCTTTCGGGGGACGCCCGCGCCGTGCCGCCGGTTTAGCGGCAGTTTTGCGCGTGCGCGGTTTATTCTGTTTGGGTGCGGGTTCTGCTTTGGGTTTCAGCGCGCGCTCAAGCTGTTCAATATCCTTTTTCACACCGACAGTTCGCTCTAACTGTATCGCCCGCTTCAGGTGTGCCAGCGCGTCAGTCAGGCGGCCAGCCTCACGCAGCACGTAGCCGGTGATTTTGTGCAGCTTCGCGCGCACGATATCCGGCATGTCTGCCCGTTCGGTCAGTGCGATGGTGTCGAGCAGGAGCGGCAGCCCGACAGGCTGTTTCGCATCGAGCAGGCGCTGCGCTGACAGGGCGACCTCTTCGGCCAGCAAATACGGCGTGGTGCGCCGGTGGCCGCCGGTCGGCATGGTCAGGCCATAGGTCATCGCATAGCGGGCAATCTCCAGCGCACCGGCGATGTCATCCGCATCGAGACGCCACAGCATGACGGTCATGACAATGTCATCCTGCGTCCCTTTTCCGGCGCTGAGGACACCCGACACCCACGGCAGATAGAACGGCAGCAGCTCACGCTTTTTGTCTGCCTTGCGTTCATTGGAGCGGATTTGTTTTAACGTGCGACAGTCTGCGGCCAGCTTGACGAGCATCTGCTCATAGGCAGTTGCATTGCGCAGCGGAGCAGCAGCCCGCCGCGCAGTCTCAGAGGCCGAGACCCGCATCATGTGACGCGCTGCGGGACTCGTCATGGTTTATTCCCCGCTTTCCGGTGCAGCAGGTGCAGTGAAGTCACCGAGGTTGATGTTTTCAATCAGGCAACCGGCGGCGTAAGCCTCGACCACATAGTCAATATTCATCGACTCGTAGTTTTCGACACGGTCCTTTTTCGGCTCCTCGATGATGGCGCGGCGGTGTGCGTCATCCATGAAGTAAATCGACAGGTTATCGAGGCGCGTCACCATCAGGGCATTCGCCGGGAAATACGGCACGCGCACAGCAGGCAGATTGCCGATACGCTTCTGGCTGATGATGATGTCAGCGGCCAGCGTTTCGCTGTTTTCCTGCGCCTTGTTAACCAGCGGGAAATATTTATCTGCCATCAGCTTACGGCCAGTGATAACGACGAGCTCCGGGTCATCCTGATAAATCTCATCAATCAGGTTGGTGGTCGAATCCATCACCAGCGCATCGAGGTTTTCATAGTCACCGTTTTTACCCACGCGGATCACATCGGAAATGACCTTGCCGTCATCATCGGTGACTTTCGACATCACACGCGCGGCAGCTTCATTGCGGTACTTCTGCAGCCAGCCCACCGCGACATCCTGCAGCATCGGATTCGTTTTGCGATTGGAAGTCTCCGCGCGGGTGATACCGTTGAAACCGGCCATGATGAAATCGAGCGACTGACGCTTGATAATCGCGTCACGGATACGGGTCTGAAAGTCCTGGAATCGCGCCCACAGGTCGAGCTGCTTGTAACGAATATGGAAATCAAAGTTGATTTGCGCACACTCGTATTTGTTGGATTCGAGCGCAGTGAAATCAGCGGTCTTACGCTCGTCATCGGCGGCGGTGTCCGTGGTGCTTGCAATCGTACCGTTGACGCCGACCCCGACTTTTTCGCCTTTCAGCTCGTCGACCGGCACGATATTGATTTTGGTCAGAAACGCGGATGACGCCTGCAGAGTGGTCATCAGGGTCTGCGTTACGGACGGCTCAACGGTGAATTTTTTCGCCACATCATCGGTGTCGACGCCGTTCAGCTCCGCCACGCGGGACAGGTAAGCATTGAATTTAAAGCGGGTATCTTTACGCATTGTTATTCCTGTTTTTCTAAAAAGGGGCATCAGGCCGGGTGACACACACCCGGCAGGTCTGTCAGCAGTTGGTCAGCAGCTCGTCACCCGTCCCGCCTTTCGATTTCTCGCGGCGCGGCTGGCGATAGCTTTCGGTGTTATCGAGGGAGCTTTTCAGGGCGTTAAGCGCCTGCGCGCTCTGCGTGGTCTGGCTGGTCACGTCCTGCTTTAGCTGCGCAAAGGCGGTTTCCAGCTCAGTGACGCGCGTTTCGGTGGCGCTCAGGTTGGTCTGTACCTGCTCAGAGACGGCGGTCACCGCTTCATGCACATCAGCAAGGCGGGCGTCATCGCTGACCTGTTTGCGGCTGAAAATCGATTTGACCTTGTCGGTCAGGCTGTTGAGCATGGTGTCGGGGACATCCTCGAATTCCAACTCAGCAAGGGAAGCCACCGAGAAGAGGTCGCCCGGCTGGTCTTTTTTACCGGCGAGCGGGTTCTGCACGGCACGGCTGCAGAATTCGAGATATTCCGTGCCGAGACTTGCCGGGTCATCAGTCACAGCAAGACCAATCAGGTAGCACTTACCGGTATTTGAGAAATTCGGGCGAATTTCCATGGAGGTATAAACCTTCTGACCGGCACGCACCATGCTCACCAGTTCATCAAGCGGTGCAATCCTGCCAAACAGCGCCTTTTTGCCGTTCAGCACAGAGTCATCACTGATGATTTCCGCTTTCACTTCGGTCACGTCGCCGTAACGTTTAAACGGACCGTCAGGCCAGAGGCTTTTGATGTGTTCGAGGTTAATACGGCAACCGTAGACACGCGGGTCAAAGGTATCCGCCATATCCTGAATGTCATCACCGTTGATGACACGGCCATCGCAGGTGTCACCCTCGACGCCGATGCGAAACCATTTAGAAACTTTCTTTGCCATTGTTCAGGTGTCCTGATGTTGGGTTTTCGGTTCGGGTGTAGTTTCCCGACTCCGCCCCGCATCAGCCACCGCTTGCAGACGTGCACCCCCTGACACAACAGGGGGTTAGCGATAATGACCGGCGATTTCCTTAGCCTTGCCCCGTATTCACTGACACGAGGCAACCATGACCATTTCGACTGACCTCTCCCTTTTACACGACCCGCGACGACAGGCGCGCCTGCTGTTCTGGCAGGGGTTTTCCGTGCCACAAATCGCCGACACGCTGCAGGTCAAGCGCCCTACCGTGCAGAGCTGGAAACAGCGTGACGGATGGGAGGAAACCGCCCCGCTTAACCGCGTGGAATCCACGCTCGAGGCACGCCTGATTCAGCTTTATGCAAAGCCTGACCTCACGCCGCATGACTTCAAGGTCGCTGACTTTCTGTCACGCCAGATGGAAAGGCTCGCGCGCGTCAGCCGCTACGGCCAGACCGGAAACGAGGCAGATTTAAATCCCAACATTGCCAGCCGCAACAAAGGCGATCGCCGCAAGCCAAAACGTAACTTTTTCAGCGATGAGGCTATCGAAAAACTCGAAGAGATTTTCTTCAGTCAGTCATTCGACTATCAGCGCCACTGGCACAAAGCCGGTATTGAGCACCGTATTCGCCACATCCTCAAATCGCGCCAGATTGGCGCCACGTTTTACTTTGCCCGCGAGTCATTGCTGCGCGCCCTGAAAACCGGGCAAAACCAGATATTTTTGTCGGCCAGTAAGACGCAGGCTTACGTGTTCCGAAAGTACATCATCGCCTTTGCGCGCATGGTCGAGGTCGACCTGTCAGGCGACCCGATTGTCATCGGCAACAACGGCGCAGGGCTGATTTTTCTCGGGACCAATTCCAACACGGCGCAGAGTCATAACGGCGACCTGTATGTCGATGAAATCTTCTGGATCCCCAACTTTCAGAAACTGCGCAAAGTTGCCTCGGGGATGGCGTCACAGTCCCACCTGCGCACCACCTACTTTTCAACCCCCTCGACGCTGGCACATGGCGCGTATCCGTTCTGGTCAGGTGAGCTGTTTAACCGGGGACGCAGCAGCGCCGCCGAGCGTGTCGACATCGATATCAGTCATAAGGCGCTGGCCGGGGGCGTGCTGTGCCCGGACGGCCAGTGGCGGCAGATTGTCACCATCGAGGACGCGCTCGCCGGGGGATGCACGCTGTTTAATCTGGATCAGCTGAAACAGGAAAACAGCGCCGACGATTTCCGCAACCTCTTCATGTGTGAGTTTGTCGACGACAAGGCATCGGTATTCCCGTTCGAGGAGCTGCAGCGCTGCATGGTCGATGCGATGGAAGAGTGGGAGGACTTCGAGCCATTTTCTGACCGTCCGTTTAACTGGCGTCCGGTGTGGATTGGCTATGACCCGTCACATACCGGCGACAGTGCAGGCTGTGCAGTACTGGCTCCGCCACTGGTTGCCGGTGGCAAGTTCCGCATTCTTGAGCGTCACCAGTGGAAAGGCATGGATTTTGCGACGCAGGCCGAGGCCATCCGCGAGCTGACCGAAAAATACTGCGTCGAGTATATCGGCATCGATGCGACCGGCATCGGCCAGGGTGTTTACCAGCTCGTGCGCTCGTTCTTCCCGGCGGCGCGCGCCATTCGCTACACGCCGGAAATGAAAACCGCGATGGTGCTGAAAGCAAAAGACACCATCAGACGCGGGTGTCTGGAATACGACGCCGGTGCAACCGACATCACACAGTCATTTATGGCTATCCGAAAAACCATGACCAGCAGCGGGCGCAGCTCCACCTATGAGGCCAGCCGCAGCGAAGAGGCCAGCCACGCGGATATCGCATGGGCCACCATGCACGCCCTGTTAAACGAGCCACTTTCCGCCGGTAGCGGCATGCATTCAACGTCAATTCTGGATATTAACTGACATGAAAAAACATCAGAAGAAACCCGCCACAATGAGCGCCAGCGCACCGCAAAAAATGGAGGCGTTCACCTTTGGCGAGCCCTCCGCCGTTCTGGATCGCCGCGATATCCTCGATTATGTCGAGTGCATCAATAACGGGAAGTGGTACGAGCCGCCGGTCAACTTCTCAGGTCTGGCAAAAAGCCTGCGCGCCGCCGTGCATCACAGCTCGCCGATTTACGTGAAACGAAATATTCTGGCGAGCACCTACATCCCGCACCCGCTGCTGTCGCGTCAGGATTTCAGCCGCCTCGTGCTGGATTATCTGGTCTTTGCCAACGGCTATCTTGAGAAGCGCATGAGCGTTACCGGCCAGCTTTTAAAACTGGAAACATCACCGGCAAAATACACCCGCCGTGGCGTCGAGGATGGCGTTTACTGGTACATGTCGAGCTTTAATAACCCGCACCAGTTCGCACCCGGCTCGGTATTTCACCTGCTCGAGCCTGACATCAATCAGGAGCTGTACGGCATGCCGGAATACCTGAGCGCACTCAATTCCGCCTGGCTGAATGAATCCGCCACCCTGTTTCGTCGCAAGTATTACCAGAATGGCGCGCACGCGGGTTACATCATGTATGTCACCGACGCGGCGCAGAGCAGCACTGACGTCGAGTCGCTACGTTCTGCAATGCGGGATTCAAAGGGACTCGGGAATTTTAAAAACCTGTTTTTCTACGCGCCCAACGGGAAACCGGATGGCATCAAGATAGTTCCACTGAGTGAAGTCGCCACGAAAGATGACTTTTTCAATATCAAAAAGGTGAGCGCCGCTGACCTGCTCGATGCTCACCGCGTACCGTTCCAGCTTATGGGCGGCAAGCCGGAAAATATTGGCTCAATGGGGGATGTTGAGAAGGTTGCGCGGGTGTTTGTGCGTAACGAACTGACACCATTGCAGGAGAGATTTAAAGAGATTAACGACTGGCTCGGAATGGAGGTGATCCGCTTTAAAGACTACAACCTCGAATCAGAATAACCTCGCAAAAATTGCCGCCTCCGGGCGGCCTTATCCCTGACAGCCTCAGGCACGCCACACGCCACGCAATCCCACCGACACATCATCACAGACCTGTAAAGCATCAGCGCCGTCACGACGCCCACAGACGCATGAAATTAAATGCTGTCACCACCTCTGGCGCGCAATGCTATCCCCGCCACGCCTGCCCGCTTCATGGGTCGGTTTTAATGCAGTTGCATGACCACACAGGATCCGCGCCAGCTCTGGCGGCGCACGGCCAGAACGAGCAACCGCGTCGCATGCAAAACAATGCACCTGTTGCATGCACGGCTAAAAAACGGGAAATTCTCGGGAAAATGGCATAATAAAACCGGCTTTAATCGTGCCGGTTGAGGTCGGTCTCTACGGGACAGGCTAACGCCTCGCGGGGCTCGTTGTTCAACCCCGCTGGCACTGAAAACAAGTTTCAGCACCGGCGGCGTTTGCTAAGGTCGACGCGGTGGTGGCTTCGGCATATTTGGTGGCCGAAACGCCTCAATTTTTGGATTGCTGATATCGCTGTATTTGCGGTGATTATCCCGGACGACACCGGCACACCCGACCAGTTCGTCAGGTGTCAGATTCTCGTTAATCATAATTTGTTGCAGGCGATGCACGACGGCCATCAGCTTAATGTTTTGCGTTGAATGTACCGGCGGCACTGGCATCATTCGCATATGACTCATTTTAACCACCCATTTTTTTTAGCATATGCGACCATCTTGTCGGAATATTGCCAGACACCATCATCAGCGACGTAAGCCCCACCCGAAACGCCGTTAAGCGTTTCATATCCAATAGCCAGCCCTAACGGGTGTAGAATTTCGTGATTAATTCTGAAAACAAGCCCTTTCTCGCTTAACTCTTTCCAGTTCATTAGGGACATACCGCTCTGAACATCTGGCATCATTAACTGAAAACTCAGCATCACATAATTTTCCGCCCATTCAGCTAAATCAGTAACGTTTGTCACCCTCACTGATACACGTTTCCCGGTATATCCGTTTACCGGTTCCCATTCATGCAACCCGAGAATATCACCGCTAGAATAATCGCGGTCATTGAGACGAAATTCAGCACGTTTTTCCCGAGATATCACCGCGTTAAAATGCTCAGGTGCAATTTTTAACTGATGGATTTTGCTCATTAACTCCACTCCTTTTGCATTGAGAATCCCGGCCACTCATCAGCAGCCGCGTATTTGAATTTTTTATCGCCATAAATCACCGTTGCCCCACGCGCCAGCGCTTCAAGCTCCCACCGTTCCGGGGTAATGCCCTCCTGAGCCAAATCGAAACGAATTTTCGCTATGCGATCCCTTTCTGGTTTTGTCATCCTGGCTGATGGCGCTTGCTCGCCCGTTTTGAGTGGCTCATTGCTTCTTTGCTGGCGATGTTTGCGAGGGATGCCAGCTTTTAACGCGCCGTTAAGCACCTTCATGACGTCTGGCTCATTCCAGCCGATAACCCCGCGCTCAATCAGATTTAACACCGCTGCGGCTTGCTCAGACGGTGTGGGTGTCATAACTGGAGTATCACCGCCGGTGAGCTTTCCACAGTTATTGACAGGACTCCGAGGCGCGGCAGAGCCGCTTTTTAAGGTCAAAGGCTCAACGGCCAAAATCTTTGGAACAATGCGCCATTCGGCTGTACGGGTTACATGTATGCGGCTCGCCCCGAGGTGAGGGGCATAAATGCCGACCACTCTCTCGATATCTTCCTCATATTCGTTGACCTCATCCGTCACCTTACGGGCGACCCTGACAGCCTGCGAATCACGCGGCATGTTTGCCCCACCCTGCGCGATGATATACAGGTCAAATTCACCTTCATCAGCAGCAGCCCGGACAGCCTCGACCCGGTCGTCAAATTCACTGGCGATACTCACGCCGCGCGGCAGCTTGCGCAGTTCGCGGTAAGCGCCCATTGTCGGCAGGCCAATTGGTTTAAACTGCGGGATGCGCCATGTAGACGCCCATGCGGTTACGGCTGCGGCGGTATCTTTCAGAGGCTTTCCGGTGTCGTGGTCGAGCTGGCCGTCGAGTGCGTAGCCGTCGATATTTTTGGCAATGTATTTAGCGATATAACCCGCCGCGCCGCCCTGATTAAGATGACGTGACTCAAAGCGCTGTTTTGCCGCTCCCTTTTCGTGCCCGTCCTCTTTGAGAGCATAACGACGCATAATTTCGTTAATAGCTTTACGCTGACCGGGTTTGCAAAACAGCATCATGTGCCAGTGTGGCGTCCCGTCGTGGTGCGGTTCAACAACACGCATCCCGTAAACCTCTAAATCGTTATCTTTGAAAGCGGTGCGTATCAGGCTCCAGATTCGGCACAGATAGCGCTGGCCGTCTTTGGGGGTAAATGCGGTTTCATTCCAGCCATGATTGAGCTGCACAGTTTTGTTTTCACCTTTGCCGACCTGTCGGGTCGGGTGATACTTCGATGGCGTGGTCAGCGTGATAAACATCCCCACGTCACCAACGCTGGCCGCGTAGCGTTCAATCCCGGCGATAGTGTTCATCAGTTCCATACGCCGTATTTCAGGGTTAGAAATACTCCCCATTACCTTACTGATGAGGTCGATACGTTCGCCGGTGACTTTGTTTTCCAGCTCGCATGATTTCAGGTATTCGAGATTAGCCAGGCGGCGCGCGTGCACATCGCGGATCGCCATTTTGCTTGCGTAAGGTGAGCGGTCTTTGTTGACCTCACCAGCCGCAATAAGCAGCGCCTCGCGCCAGCGCATCCGCTGCGCCTTGAGCTGACTGACCCACCACTCATCTTTTATCAGACGGGAAATAGCAGAAAATGCCATGCGGATCGTCATCTGACCCTTACGGTATTTTTTCCAGTACATCGGGGTGAAGTTAAAAGCGCGAGCAATACCGGCCACCTGACCGTATAAATGCGCCTGCGCCTCATCGGTGAATAAAGTTTCTTTCCCGCCGTGCGCCTCCTCCCATGCGTCGCTTAACTCTTCGTATTTGCTCCAGAGTTGAGAAGCAATTCTGGCCGCAAATTTCTTGAGCTCTTTGTCATTCATATCCGGCAGGCACGCATACTGGTCACGCTCGGACAAAAAACCAATCGAGGCGGATTCATTCATCCCGCACAGCTCATTAACACGCTCAAGACGCGGCAGCAGCTTGCGCTCAAACGTATTTTTGAGGAAATACAGCCCACCCAAAGGGCTCTTTGTGCGGCGGATGAAGTTATAACGCGAGGTAAACAGCGTTTGCAGGAAAAACGGCAGGCGATCAATCCGGTTTAAAACACCTTGCACCTGACGGAGTTCGGCACGTGTAAGGGGTCTGTCGCGGCCTACTGCCTCGCGGGATTTATTCCACGGATAAGCACCGACGAAATTATCACCGGTGCTTTTTGGTAGTGGCGGAGGTGGCGAGGGGGCAACGCGCCCCCGGGTTTCAACAGCCATCTGCAGCAAACGCAGCCTGACATTGCTGACCTATGCGCTCGACCTGCTCACCAATGCCAGCAAAACTAGCCGCCTCACCGGTCAGAATGCCATGTAATATCAGACCAGATACGAGTCTGGAAATTGTTGGATAATAACCAATAACATCGAGCCACTCTTTACCGGCGCTCTTTCCTGATTTTGCGGTTTTCTTTTCCTGCAAAATGAATTGAAACTGGTCACTAGTGACGACGAAACGGTCACCCACCTCAATATAAATTGACATTATTTACCACTTCTCCGATTTAATTTTTTTAGCTCACACGCGCAATATGTAGATTGTTCAGCCATGAATTTTATTAACTCATCCGCCGTGGTTATTTTCTTGCGATAAATAGCACGTTTGACGAGTAGGTCGACAACATCAGAAAACAGATTTAACTCATTCGAATAAATAGCGATAACCGACCCAACCATCACGCCAGATTCTTTATCACTTTTGAGGTCAGACAGAGATAAATCACCATTTTTGAGAACGGCAACTTTTAACCAGCCATTGAGAATCACAGATTTCAGCACAGACATTAAACAGCCTCCCAACGGGCGAGACCTGCGCTATGAAGTACCGTTGATTCCTGGCTGAGTAACTCGACAATCTCAACACGCCCCAACTCCTGCGTAACGATATGTTGAATCAGTTTATCCAGATGAGATGAGAATATAGTCGCCGCGTCGGCCTGCGCTTCTGCTCTGGCCTGCTGAAGCAATAAAGAAAAATTGCTGCTTTGCTTTTCCGTTCCTGTAAGCATGACTTTCTCCAGACAAAAAGAAGTCCCGCACAATCAAGTGCGTTTAAAATTCGTATTATTTAATTAATGCAAATATTGCTCAGGCTTTACCGATGTTAATATCGTCGGAGCATACTCAAACAGGCTAAATAACTCACGCAAAGCACGAAATAATCTTTCACGCCAATAACATGATTCTTCATTAATACGCCAGTAAGGCTGATTAAATTCAACTTCACTTAACCCCGCGTGTAAAAATAAAGAACGTCGCTGACCTACTGTTAGAAAACTAATATATGCAGACTCACTTGAGCCAACCTGACGACGTTTTGAAAATGCAGCACGTAGCTCGTCGATAGCGCACACAAGACGCTCCCGGTCTACATCGTTCATTTCCTCAAGACGCATCGTCGCATGACGCTGTTTTAATTGAGCATGAAAACAGACCGTCAGGCGGTCGCGTTCCATCATTTGATTATAGAAATCGCAGCTATCATGCCAGCGCGGCTCCGCGAGATGTTTTCCGATGACGTGGCGCAGGGATTGTGGCTGTTTTTGAACTAAAGCAAGAGTCATTACCGCCATAACGTTACCCCTCTGGATTTAATGAAGCGTTTAGCAATGGTAAAAAATCCCGGCTTACGGGTGCGGATGATGATGCCTTTTCGTCCCTTACCATGGGTAATCTTTAACGTCATCGGGCGTGGGCTTTCGCTACGCAGTAACTGAGCAATGCAACGAGGTTCATTCATAATCAAAGTCCCATCCATAGCAGCCATGCGTCACGTTGCTCTACCGGTCGATTGAAAAACGCTTCACGCACACCGCGATTGAATTCAGGAATAAAAACCAGCCTATCGCCTGCGCGAGCATTCGGTTTCGTTGGATCGCGAAATTCAATAACCGGCAATTTGTTAGCTTTCAACATTTCAACAATCGCAGTACGCGGCTTTCCTAGTAACTCAGCAAATTTATCGGGGTGTACCGCGTCAATCGGGTACTGAATCACATAGTTATTTGCATCCATAAAACACACCTCACGTGCTAACCTTGTCAGATCCAGACCCTTCAAAACCGCTCAGGAACGTTCCTGTCGGTCTGGACCCATGCCCTGAAAGGTTCCTACCTTTAGACCTTTCGAGGGGAATATAGTCTCAAACTAGGAACCATGTCAAATGCAAGTAGCTCAGAAAATAAAGGCGATACGGAAAGCAGAGGGATTAACACAAGCTAAATTCTGTGAAATCAGCGGTCTGGCGTTAAGCACTCTCAAAAATTACGAAGGCGGGCACGCGGAGCCGGGACTAGGTGTGGTATTAAAAATCACCAATACCCCTCAATTGCAAAAATATACGCTGTGGCTAATGACAGATAAGACGGCACCACAAGCTGGTCAAATAGCACCGGCTATCGCACACATTGGGCCAGACTCAATAGAATCAGACCAATCCGAGAAACAGATTGGCTAACAGTTTATAAACATTACATTTTCACTATTTGTTACCAAGATGGTGAATGCAGCGCCGGAGGGCTTTCTTATGGCAATTAAGAAGCTCGATGATGGTCGCTATGAAGTGGACATTAGACCTCGCGGTCGCGATGGAAAGCGCATCCGTAGGAAGTTTGGAAGAAAGGCTGAGGCGGTAGCATTTGAGCGATACACAATCGCCAATGCCAGCCAGAAAGAATGGGCAGGCCAGCGAACAGACCGTCGAACTTTAACGGAATTGCTGGATGTCTGGTGGAAGTATCACGGACAAAATCACGAGCACGGTACAAAAGAGTTTAACCACCTGCTCAAGACAATCAGCGGTATAGGTGATATGCCGGTGAGCCGGATGAGTAAAAGAGCTCTGATGGATTATCGTTCTACGCGCCTGCGTGATGGCATCAGCGCCGCAACGATAAATCGTGACATGTATCGATTATCAGGCATGTTCACTAAGTTAATTCAGTTGGATGAGTTTTCCGGGCAGCACCCGATTCACGGACTGCCGCCGTTGGCGGAGGCCAACCCGGAAATGACGTTTCTGGAAAAATCAGAAATCGAAAAACTGTTAAATGTTTTGGTCGGTGATGACTTACTAGTCGCGCTTTTGTGCCTGAGCACCGGCGGAAGATGGACGGAAGTTGCCACGCTGAAACCAGCACAGATAGCAAGCTGCAGGGTTACCTTTTTGAAAACCAAAAACGGTAAAAAGCGAACCGTACCGATTTCTGAGGAACTGGAGAAAAAAGTTAAAGAGGAGGCCAGCGCTAAATTGTTCAAGGTCGATTATGAGAAGTTTTGCGGGATTTTACGCAGAGTGAAACCTGATATACCACCCAATCAGGCAACGCACATCCTGCGACACACATTCGCAAGCCATTTCATGATGAACGGGGGCAATATAATTGCGCTGCAGCAAATTCTCGGACATGCGAGTATTCAGCAGACAATGGCCTACGCACACCTCGCGCCTGACTACCTGCAGAACGCCGTCGCGCTGAATCCTCTTAACGGTGGAGTGACGTTATAA